TTGCTAACTTTAAACCAAAAAAATTTTTTAAAAAAAATCCTGAAATACGCTAAGTGTAACTATTGCTTTACTTGACCTAACAGGAATCAACCATTCCTTGATTATTGCATTAAACACCTTTTCTTATATAAATTATAAGCATATTAATTGTAGTTTTCTTTAACGTCAAGCTTTTGGAAATAGTTCTTGAGATATTCATTTATACTACCTTACATTAAAGATGATAATTCTTTAGATTATCAAAAGATTTATAAAGAAATGTCCAATATAACAGGATTTAATAAACAAAAAAGGCAAAAAGACCATTACGATTATGTAATTGGTCAGTATAACAATTGGTTAAAGAGAGATGACAATAACTCTTAACCTACATTGGTATACAAACAATACCCAAAATAGGAGAGTGGTGAAGTATGATGGAAACATATGCAGAATACGGTGCGATTGGGGTAATAGTATCTCTTTTTATCATGATGATAGTAAATCTAATGAGGAGCCAGAAGGCTCAAAATGATGATCTAGATGATATTAGAGTCCATATTAGCAAACTTGAGTCTACTGTAGAGAATGTAGAAGGTATCGTGATTAAACTTATAGAACGCTGGAACAAATCAGATGAGACTGGGTTGCGTCATAGGGAAGATGTGATACGAGAACTTAATGATGTTACAGATGCTTTAGCGTATATTAAAGGGAGAATGAATGGAAAGGCAATGTGAATGACATTTGAAGAAATAGTAGAAGGTGTTCTACATAGAGAGGGTGGTTATGTTGATCATCCTAATGACCCAGGTGGTGAGACTAAGTATGGCATAGCAAAGCGTAGTCATCCAGATGAAGATATAAAGAATATGACTATGGATAGGGCTGCTGATATCTATGAAAAAGATTATTGGAAACCTTCTAAAGCAACATCTTTGCCAAAGTCTATGCAAGAGTGCTATTTTGATATGGTTGTTAATATGGGACAGCGTAGAGCTGTAAAGATTTTACAAGAAGCTTGTAACTCTAAAGGGTGTAGTCTGGTCGTAGATGGGTTAATAGGTAAAAAAACTATAGCCGCATCTAAAAAGATAGATGTCACTAGGTTACAAGTTTACAGAATATTATATTATACTAATTTAATTCAACGCAAACCAAAACTTTCTAGCTTTATAGTAGGTTGGATACGTAGAGCTATGGAAGTTCCCTGTTGCGGTTCTAACAAATACTAAGGAGCGTATTATGCCAATGGGAAAAGGGACATACGGCTCAACAGTTGGTCGTCCTAAAGAAAAAAAAGAAAACAAAATGGGCAAAGGTAAGAAAGTTAGCTGGATGTTTGGTGGTAAAAGGTACTTTGGCACTCTTATTAGAGAAACAGCTAGTCATATTTACGCCAGAACTCATAATGGCAAGATTAAAACTATAAAGAAAAAGGGTAAGTAATGGCTAAAAAAGAAAAGAAAAAAGAAGTAAAGGTAGAAGTTAAGGAAAAAGCCCCCGTAGTTGTTCGTGGTGAATACACTAAGCGAGGAAAGTAACTTTATTTGTGAGATACGAAATAGTATCTGGAAAAGAATACCCAGTTTATTCACGAAAAGAAGCGGATGAGCTGGGTTTATCGTATAAACACCCTTTTGAGGTTTCTGAAGGAGAGTATGGCATCTCCTCTGATGGAGAAGTGGCTATATGTTTAAGAAGAAACAAAACAAAAAACGGTAAACTAAGTATAAAATACCCCTGGGGCCCATCTTTTGTTAAATCTACTGATTGCAAGGTAATATCTGAAGGTAGACTTAACAATTACAATATAAGCGGCAAACAAACATGGGGTAAGCACCTAAAACAAAAAGACGATTATATAAAACTAGCACATCTTATGGCACAACCTGGGATGAAGAAAGAACAAGCTATTAAAATGGTCTTTGGTAATGTTGAAGGTAATAAAAAATATCACATAAGAAAAACAATGAGAACGGAGGTCTTTAGAAAAATGACTAAAGATGAATTAGATAATATAATTGAACAGTATCCCATAGGTAAAATGGATACAGCACGTGCATTAGCTGCTGTACTAGACAAAGTTATGGATTGGGATGGGGATAGTATGGGCTCTAAGGGAGATGCTAAGGTAGCTGTAACTGTACTTGACAGACTTATGGATATGAATGAAATGAAAGGTCGTGGTAAAGTAGTGACTACTCATCAGATAGAAGCATCTACTGTAGAGAATACTTTAGCCGATATACAAGAAAAGAAAAAGTTATTTAAAGCAACACAAACGGAGGTTCTTGATGGGATACCGAAGAGATCAGAGCAAAAAGAAAAAGAAGACTAAAAAAAGTGGAACAGTTACTAAGCCAAAATCTAAAAGAAAATACTGATTACGAATCAGCCTATGCGTTACAGCAGGAAAAAGCTGGATTTAAACGTGATATGGGTTGGTTTGGTAAATACTGTTTTCCAAAGGCATTAGCTAAAGATACTCCTTCCTTTCATAGGGATATATATAAAAATTTAAAGGATGACGATACTAGGCGTGTTTTAATAGCAGCACCACGTGGTACAGCTAAGAGTACCGTGTGCTCACTTATATTTCCTTTGTACAAGATTGCACACAAAGGGCCAGATGATGACTTATTTATGGTTATTGTTTCTGAGTCTCAAGCTCAATCAATAAACTTTCTATCTCGTATTAAATATCATTTAGAGCATAGTGATAACTTTAGAGCTATCTATGGAGATTTTAGTTCTACTACTGCAAAAAGATGGACAGGCACAGATATTATACTTAAAAATGGGACTAGAATTGTCGCAGTTGGTACAGGTCAAAGAGTTCGTGGTTTTATTGAGGGAGATACTAGACCTAATGTTATTATAGTAGATGACTTTGAATCAGAGTTAAACGCACTTACTCCAGAAGCTAGGACTAAAAATAGAAAATGGATGACAGAAGCAGTTATACCATCACTATCTGATGAAGGTAGAATAGTTATGATTGGAACTGTTATATCTGAAGATTGTTTTTTGTATTGGGCAAAAGATAGTCCTGCTTGGAAAACTTTGTGGTATAGTATTTGGGATGATGATGAAAAAAGTATATGGCCTGAAAGATTTCCTAAAGACAGGATAATGCAAATAAAAAATGAGTTTGAGAGTGTAGGAAATATAAACGGATTTTATCAAGAGTACATGAATATAGCTCAATCTCCTGACGATGCACCATTCAAACCTGATTATATAAAATTACATCATTATGACTTTGAAAGAATTAACGGCCAACCTTGTTTGGTAAGAGAGGTAGGAGATGAAAAGAAAATTATACCAGTCGAACTCTATACTGGAGTTGATCCTGCATCTAGTCTTAGTGCCCGTGCTGACTATTTTGTTATTGCTACCATTGGTATTGATGCTAGTAATAACAAGTATGTTGTTGATATCTTTAGGGAAAGGCTCGATCCTGCAAGACAACCTCAAAAAATTATTGATGTTTATGAAAAGTATCGTCCAAAAAGAATGAAAATAGAAACAGTTGCATATCAAGAAGCATTGCGTAGTGCAACTAGAGCATTGATGCTTGAAAAGAATTTATATATACCTGGACTAGAAAAAGGTGTAAAACCCAGGAACAGAAAGAGCGAAAGATTGTTATCATTAGTACCAGCATTTGCTAAAGGTGAGTTTTTCTTTAGAACACAAGACTTGACAGCACAGCAAGAGTTTTTATCTTACCCCAGAGGAAAGAACGATGATATCATGGATGCGATTTGGACAGCATTAGAAGGTTCTAGACCTTGTAGAATTAAAGAAATTAACCCTAAAGAAAAACTTGAAGTAAAGAGTAATAAAATACTTGACTGGTTAACTATGTAATTATTAAGTTTAAATGATGGCTTACTCTTCAAAATCACAAAAAACAGGCAAAAAACTTGTTGACGAAACTCAGCAACTTTTTAAAACGTATTCTAAAAAACGTGAAACTTGGGCTAATCATGCTCAAGAAGATAAAGAATTTAGACTTGGTAAGCAGTGGACATCAGACCAAAAACGTGTTCTGGAAGAAAGAGGTCAAGCTCCACTTGTCGTTAATCGTATCCATCCAGCAGTCGAAGCAGCTAAAGCACTTATAACTGCAAACAAACCTCAGTTTAGAGTATCTCCTAGAGAAGATAGTGATAATCAAGTAGCACAAGCTATGAATGGCTTGTTAGAGTACATATGGCAAATATCAGAAGGTAATAGTGTCATACGTAGGGTAGTTGATGATTATTATGTTACTGGTCTAGGTGCAGCTCTGGTCTATGTAGACCCAATGATGGATATGGGAAAAGGTGAGGTTTGTATACACGATGTAGACCCTCTTGATATCTATATAGACCCTAACTCTAGGCATCC